AAGCATTGGCGGTTATTGGTGGTGCTGGAGTATTAAAGGCATTAGGTTCTGAAATGATTCGTGTTCGTGGAGAATTTCAATCCATGCAGACCGCTATTGAGACTATGGTTGGAAAGGATATGGCAGGACAACTGATTCCGCAAATCAAGGAGCTGGCTAAGATTTCTCCACTTACTATGTCAGATATGGTTGGAGCAGAAAAGATGATGCTTGGATTTAACATACAAGCAGAAGACACTATCAAATACTTGAAAGCCATTAGTGATATTTCTATGGGGGAATCCAGTAAGTTCAATTCGCTAACTTTGGCATTTTCACAGATGTCAGCAGCGGGTAAACTTATGGGGCAGGATTTGAATCAAATGATAAACGCTGGATTCAACCCGTTACAGATTATCTCCGAAAAGACCGGAAAATCTATCGCAACTTTGAAAGATGAAATGTCCAAAGGTGCTGTTTCCGCTGAAATGGTTCAACAGGCATTCATTGATGCAACTTCCGCAGGTGGTAAGTTCTATAATATGTCTGAGGATGCTTCAAAGATTATCAATGGTCAGTTGTCTATGATGCAGGATGCTTTGGATTCCGTGTTTAACGAATTGGGAACAAAGTCGGAAAGTGTTATCATGGACGGTATTCAAATGACAACTTCGTTGATTCAGAATTATGAAACAGTAGGTAGAATCTTGGCTGGATTAGTGGTTACTTATGGTACATACCGGACCGCAGTGATGCTTGTTACTGCTGCCGAAAGTAAACATACTCTTGTGGAGATTGGACTTACCAATGCCCGTTTATTGGCACGAAAAGCGCAGTTAGCTTTAAATGCTGCTATGCTTACTAATCCTTATGTAGCATTGGCTACGGTGGTTGTTGGATTAACAGCTACTATGTGGGCATTCAGAGATTCTACAACCGCTGCTGAAAAAGGAACAAGGAGGTATAATGAAGAACAAGAAAAAGCGACCAAACTTGATAGAGAACGGAAACAAAAAATAGACGGTCTTATTCAAAGCTCTCGTGATATTGCATTGTCTGACTTGCAGCGAGGTGAAAGTTTGGCGGTATTACGAAGCGAATATCCCAAGATATTTGCCCAATACGATATTGAATCAATTAAACTTGCTGACATACTTCAATTAAAACAACAAATAGCCAAAGAGGATGCAAAGCGCGCAGGCGAGGAAGTTGCAAGAAGTTTTGAAGCTGCTAACAAAGCTGTTTCAGACTATGAAAATGCCCTTTCTGCCAAACAAATCAATGGTGGTAAATTAACACAGCAGGAAATAAACAAGTTAAAAGAACTTCGCTCTTATAGAGACCAATTTCTTGTTGATAAAGGTAAAGGTATCTCTGAACAGTTCATATCCAATCTTAAAGATGTTGATATTAGTGAGTTTGACCGCTACATCTCTGAGTTAGAAAAGAGTATCAAAGGGAAAGGTAAAAATGGAACTGTGAAACTTCGTTTGCCTATTGATATTAAGGGTACTTTGTCTGATGAAGCAATCTATAATGTGAAAGACATAAAAACACTTATAGATACAGCAAAATCAGTCAAGCAAACCCGAATTGATTCAGAGAAGAATAAAACCACCTACAAGCAGGATTATGAGAAAGCAAAGAAAGACTGGGATGATGCTAAGAAGAAACTTTCTGAAATAGAAAAGGATAAATCCAAGTTTACTTCAAAGCAATATGAAGAAGCTAAGAAACGAGTAGAAACAACTGAAAAAGCCTATAAAAATTTGGGCGGCATTACCGGAAGCTCATTAACCAAGCAGGAAAATCAAGCCAAGAAAGAAGCCGAAAACCGACTTAAACAGCAAGAACAACTTGCCGAACAGCTTCTTTCCCTCCGCCGTAAGAACCAGCAGGATGAAATCAACCTCAGGGCTGACGGAACGGAAAAGAAGCTGGCACAGATTGACTTGGACTATCAGAAAGAACTGGATGCCATCCGTAAGCAAGAACAGGAATGGAGCAAGGCTAATGGTGGCAAGCTGACAAAGGAGCAGTCTGTACAAATATCCCTTTCGTATTCGCAGGCAGAAAACAAGCGTGACAAGTCAATCTCCGATGTTAACAAAGAGGAACTCGAAGCCATGAACCGCTATCTGAAGGAATACGGAACGTTCCAACAGAAAAAGGACGCCATAACAAAAGAGTATAACGACAAGATGGCCAAAGTCACTACCGAAGGCGATAAGAAGCTTCTCCAAAAGGAAATGGAAGAAGCATTGTCTTCTGTGGATATGGATAAGCTCAAACAAGAAATCAACTGGGAACTTATCTTCGGTGATTTGAGCAAAGTTTCCAAAAAATCACTTGAACAAGTAAAACAACAGCTAAAGACTTTCAAAAACTCTGATGAATATAAGAACATGGCTGTCGACCAGAAAAAAGTGATTGACGCAGCATTGAATAATATTCAAAGTACCATCATCGACAAAGGCGGTTTACTTGGCGATTTGCCGGAGCAACTGGATGCTTTGCGCATTGCTCAAGACGAACTTAAGCAAGCGCAGGATGAGTATAACAAATCTCTCAAAAGTGGTACGGATGCCGAGAAAGAAGCTGCTCTCAAAAAGAAAAACAAAGCCGAGAAGAATGTTCAGAATGCGGAAACGAATGTAACCAGAAGCGCGGATAAGACCCAAAAAAGTTTGATAACACTAACGGATACCATCACCCAGCTTGGCAGTTTATCTGAAATGTCTCTATCTCAAATAGGGAATCTTGCTGCTGGTCTTGTAGATGCGTTTTCTGAGGCAGGAAGTAAGATAGGTGGTATTGTTGGTGCGGTGTTCTCTCTACTTGACGGAATAGAAAAACAAGGCTTCGACGGATTTGTCAAGAATGTTTTTTCAAGCGTTTTTGGAGCCGGTGCGAGTATGTGGAACACACTTACTTTTGGTGGTTTCAATAAATTGTTCGGTATCGGTGGCAATGCAAAGGAGGTACAGGATTCCATTAATCGTCTTGCCGACCGTAACGAGACGCTACAGACTTCTATCGAATCATTGACAGATGAGATAAAGGCAAGCAAAGGAACGAAATCCGTAGCTGCGTATAGAAGTGCTTATGAATACCAGAAAGAGCAGAACTCCAATTATCTGAATATCGCCCGTGAACAGGCAGGTTACCATAATTCACATAAGAGCTGGCAATACTACATGAGATGGTCTGCCGAAGACTTGAAATGGATTCAACAGAACATAAACAAGAATTTTACCGGAACTTCTTCATTATGGGAGCTGACACCTGAAGAGATGGAAAAACTCCGTAGTAATGTTGATATATGGACAAAGATGCAGAATGCCGGGAAAGGTGGTTATGGTGAACGTGTAACTGATAAACTTGATGATTATATTGAGCAGGCCGGCAAACTGGAGGAGTTGACCGATAATCTTTATGAGGGTCTGACCGGAATGTCATTCGATTCCATGTATGACAGTTTTGTAAGCAGCCTGATGGACATGGAGAAGAGTGCTGAGGATGTTGCTGATGACATATCCAAATATTTCATGCAGGCAATGCTGTCAAATGCCATCGGTGAACAGTTTAGTGACAAACTGAGAACATGGTATGACAAATTCGGTGAAGCCATGAAAGATGATGGTACGCTTGATAATAATGAGCGTAAGGAGCTGATGGATGAGTACATGGGTTATGTGGATGAAGCCATGAAGCTTCGTGATGAGCTTGCCGCAGCAACCGGATATGATAAAATTTCGCAAGAAACAACATCGCAGTCAGCTTCATCCAAAGGCTTCCAGGCAATGAGTCAAGATACCGGCGAAGAGTTGAACGGGCGGTTTACAGCATTGCAGATTGCAGGAGAAGAAATAAAGAATCAGAATATTATTCAATCTCAATCACTTAATCTACTGACAGTAAAAGCAGATGCTCTACTTTCCATAAATACGGAAACAAGGAATATCGCTGATGATACGCGAGATTTGATAGCACAATCTTATCTTGAATTGGTACAGATTTCGGAAAATACAGGAGCTATTGTAAAACCAATCATTCAAATTCAGAAAGATATGGCAGAAGTGAAAAACAATACATCTAAATTATAAACTATGTCAGATTTATTGATAAATACCCAAGACGCCTACACAACATGGGGGGTAAGAATGGGAGAGGGCTTTCTTGATGTACTTGGGGCATCATCACCCATGAAAGAATTTATAGAAAATAAGTCCCGGTTGGAACATGGAAAACGTGTGATAATCAATGACCCCAAAATAGATGAACGGGAAATAACACTTTCTTTTACAATTGAAGGAAATTCCCAATCCGACTATCAAGCAAAGAAAAAAGCTTTCTTTGAAGAATTGTATAAAGGTGTGGTTGATATTCAAGTTCCGGCTAACAGTAATGAGATTTATCATCTGATTTATCTTGGGAAAAGCGTTGCTTATGCACAGAGTTTAGACCAGACTTTCGGAAAAATTTCAGCCAAGTTTAACGAGCC